GCAGCAGCAGGCTCCTGCCGGGGCTCAGCAGCTATCTGAGCAGCAACAGGCCAGCGCTATGGAAGCTATGGCCAGCATGAACCCTCCGGCTGGTGGTATGCCAATGCTGAACTCGCCTAGCGAGCAGGCTATGCCGCCAGAAGAGTCCCTGCCACAGAACGCGCAGGGTGGTGGAGCTGATCTAATGGCAATGTTGCAGGCCGCGCAAGGCGGCGTGCCACAGCAAGGAGAATAAGAGATGGCACGACGCGGTAGCTTCGGACGGTCAGGAACAACACAGAACCTATCAATGCTTGTCTACCAGCTGCTCAAGGAGCAGATGCAGACTGAGCTTCAGAACATCTTGACGGCGTATCAGACCAACATGAAGGCCGGGCAGTACAATGCTCAGTTCAACGGTCAGAACGTTGACGGTAAGTTTGTGCTTAGCTATTACCAGTCTATGCTTGCAGGCTTCCCGCCTGGATCAACTGAGTACGAGACGCTCCGATCTCAGCTGTCATCGTTTGAGCAGCAGTACAAGACTGATGTGCAAAACTTGGTAATCGACTCCATGAACAACGGAACAAAAGTGGACTTCGGCCTGCTTGGGGATGGTTTCGAGAATCGTGGCATTGACGAGGTTACACTAACCGACGTCAGGGACTGGTCCACTAGCGCAATCGCTGAGCTAGAAGCCAACGGGGATATCACCCAGGCCGATAAGCTTAAGGGAGCAGTGTTCGTAGCCGGGTTCAACGTAGACCGTGACGGCAAAGAAACCGCCTTGAATAACGGAGACATCACCTACGCGTCGTATGGCAAGTGGCTTGGAGGGCAGCTTCAAGCGGCGCTGAACGCTGGCTTTACAAAGGACAGCGAGGCCTACCGAAATATTCTAAAGATCCAATCTGAGATCAATAAGGTTGCCAAGGAGCAAGACGAGAAGAAGGCCGGTCAGGACTACGAGAAAGCCATTATGGGAGCAATGTCCGATGTCGACGCTGCAGCAAAGGCAATGATCGAAGCTTACGATGGTCCGTTCAAGGACGAGATGGGCCAGATCTGGAACCAAGTAGATGGCAATAGCACTGCACCATACTATGAGTTTATGCAGAAGCTTGCCGCCCTTAAGGGGCAAGGTGCTGGTGGACAGCTTTATGGCGACCTTATGAATAGCGTCGGAGGTGGAAATCTAGATGAGCTCTTTGCTGAGGCAGTCGTAGAAGCAAACGGAAAAGTTTCTCAGCTACTTGACGACGGTTTCGCTGCAGCAGGGAAGACTATGAGCAACCAACTTACTGTTCTTGCTAACCGTATTCGCGGCAATGGACTTACTTTCCTATCCGATAGCGGTATCGAGTTTACCTCTGGTAATGCATCTTCGGTTATGTCTCAAATGAAAACCAACCTTGGAACTGCGGGCACGTCATTCAGCGTGGACGAGCAAACAGGACAAACCACGGTCCGTGGCGGCCACCCAGAAGCAGTGCTGGCATCCCTAAAGGGATTGGGTGCCCTTGTTGGGGACCGTGGTACCGAGACCTATCCATGGATCAATGACCTATCTCAAGGCCAGCTTAGAACGAGTTACCTTGGTGATAGCACCCTTGTCCAGGCAGACACAAACAACGACGACATTATTACAGCAGATGAGTTTGGAGCATTCTTCTCAACTGGCGATATGAACAACGTTGAGCTAGAAGATCAGCTTAAAATCATGATGAATGCCATGAGCACAGAGGATATCCCTGGAAGCAATATCCACCCAGCTTCCCTTGCATACGCTTTCGTTGAGGCTGCGTATAACCGTGAGGCTCTTAAGCACGGATCAATCATGATCGTTGATGATCGTGGGTATACGAAGGTATCTGAGTGGGGTGACAAGCAGGCCGGAGACAGAGAGCTTCTACCTGCCAAGATCACCGTAAACGGTGTAGACTCTATTGTCTACGTAAAGCCAGTTACCATTAAACAGAATAACAATGGTAACTACGATGACATGGATCTTGGTATGACCAATGGGTACCAGGTGCAGCTGTACCGCCTTCCTGGCAACTACAGCAATATGCCAGGGCAGCAAGCTGATGGATTCGTAATCATCACTGGCACCATGAAGGATGGCAGTGGCGGATCTTCACCTATGTCTGTCAAGTTTACCATCAGCGAGTTTGAGACGTATGCTCGGTCAGCCTTTGGTGCAGAGTTTGATTTTACTAACTTCAACAATCCACCAAAGGATGGGACCGCTGACGCATTTGTTTCCTTTATAGGGTCTATGTCTGGGAACAAAGAGATCTGGGAAAACATGGCCAACCCATCGAGCCCTTACTACCCAAAGAACCTGCCACTTAATGCAGATCAGCCTAATGGCCCAAGAGCGTTCCCAAGCTTCAACGAGAAAGAGTTCCAGTTCACTGGTTTGCTCAACTCGAATGCAGATATTGACAAGTGGGTGGCAGGGCTCATCAAAGACCCAGCTGCGCTATCGTCAGCTGCTCTCGAGCTAGCAAGAACGCGTCGTGGTGCCGATGCTGTGTTTGACAGCAAGGACCTTATTGACGCCGCCCTGCAAGGCAACGGCATTGCAAACAACCTTGCTTATACAACTGTAGCTGGAAAGATTCAATCGAACCCTGTGTGGAAGACGTTCATGGACAGTAGATTCCCAGAGGTTAAGCGAGTATCCATTAGCCCAGCTGCTGAGAATACTGACTATGCACAGCAGTGGCGCAACCTAAATCCGTTCTATAAGATGCCAGAAATGCCTGGCGCATCTCAGGACACTCGACCGCCAGGAGAACGTGGCAAGAGCCCGTGGGAAAAGCAGCAAGAAGACAAGTACAAGAATATGATTCCTGGTCTTGTGCCTGGAACAACACCAGGTAGCAGCTTCCTTAACGATGCATTCCGCAATCGGCCTGGCATGAAGCCAGAGACCGTCGGGTCTACCCCAAAGATTAACCCAAGTGGCACTCTGCCAGACTATACAAAGCCTAAGTTTAGCACTGGCACACAGCCAAAGATTAAGCCGGGCAGTCCATTTAAGCCTGGCCAGGGGGTCTAATGCCGTTTATTTATTCTGACAACGAGGTCGGACTTCCAGAGGAGCAGAAACTCCGTGGCCGAGATCTTGGCATCACACTCGACATTGGCGGCAGGACTAAAGAGCAACTGTCCCCTCAAGATGAAATGGCTAAGAAGTTCGGTGTCGCTATTCAGGATACCATGCAGGCTGGAGTCAACATTGCTACGAAGCTACCTGGTGTTGAGCCGGTTGCTAAGTTCATTGCTGACTCACCGGTTGGATGGCTTGGCGGAAAAGCGCTTGACGCACTTAACATCCCAAGCTGGCTCCTGCAGCAAGGCGTTGCTCGATTCCGCTTGGCTGTCACAGATAAGAACAGCCTTCCAGCAGACGTACGAAACATGCTCGCGTCTGGTGCAAACATCGACGATGTTGCTGACTATATGTATAAGTCTGGTCGCGCATTCTCAAACGACGAGGCGGCGAACCTGTTCTGGCAGATCGTTCTCGACCCTCTCAACTTCACCCCTCTAGCGCTTGGCAAGGTCAACCTCCTCAAGACAGCAGGCAAGGCCGGAGCCATCCTTGGCGGTGCGGCTGTGGCTGGGCCAGTCGGAGCTGTGGTCGGAGCAGGTGTTGCCTGGAAGGGCGGAGCGGCTGCAAGGAAGGCATTTAACCTTACCGACAAAGTTGCCGGTATGGCCGGTCCGACTAGGGCGGAGCTCGGTGCAGTAACAACACTAGACAAGATTACTGCAGCGCTAAGCAAGCCACGCGGCCTAGACCTAGGAACAAGGGTTCCAGCTGGGGCAAGGAACCTTGCCCAGATCAACAAGATTGACGAAGAGCTCGAAGTACGAAAGGCGGAACTTGCCACATCTCCTGGCGACAGGGTTATTGCTGACCGCATTGCTGATCTTGAGACGCAGAGGAAGACAACTCTTAACGCAATGGAAGTCGGCAAAGACGTAACGAATGGCTTTGCAATCGGAGTGTACAACGGACTGGTAGGAGCTAAATCATCCGTCGGTGGTGGCCTTCGTGCCGTCTCCGCAGCCCTCAGCATCCCAACCACACAGACAGTATCGTACAAGCTTGGCGGGCACAAGTTTAACCAGGTCATGGATTCCATTGCATCTCTCCTGCCGCCAACAATGCGGCAGTCAGTAGAAGAGATGTTTGGGCGAGGGGCTTCTAACATCGCTGTTGTTGCCGCAACTCGCCTTCTCGCTGCACCAGACGTTGCACTATCTAGGAGTATTGCCAACACGACTCTGACTCAGTTCTATGATGCTGTTGACTATCTGCGCGGCGTAGCAGGCAAGGGCGGAGACGTTGCCCTGTCAAGCGACGAGATCGCAAGCGTCATGATCAAGCGTGCCAAGGAAGCTGACATGGGCGGTACAAACCGAGCCCTTAGGATTTCAGACACGCCTGAGGGCACAGCAGAGCTGGTAAAGAGAATCGACGTGATGCGCAGTTCTGTTGGCGAGGCTCGAGTCAGCGCCATTGCAACTAAGCCAGCGGTAGACAACCTATCCCTTCATATCCAAAACGAACTTATTACATCTAAGCTAAGCACGATGGGCACGTCACAGAACGTTGCCGGTGAGGTAGTTGAGCTGCTCCGAGACATGGGGCCAGAGGGCGTTGGACGCCTAGTTGCCGATGAAATCGATAAGCTCATCTACGACATGATCCCGCACATGCGAAGCAAGGCTACAGCACTAGAAGCGTTTAAGGTCAGGGCTCGCAGCATCCGCTCTGCCGTCTCTGACGGGACTGGCGCGGGACTAGATGAAAAGCTCTTCGACGCCCAGGTCAACCAGCAGTTTGAAGATTTGTTTGGTAAGTTCTACGATGCCTCAGGAACTGCCGTAGGCGGCAAGCTTGACGCAGCCAGGACAAACCTAGAGGATGCAGCAAGGGCAATGGTTGCCGTAGACATGGCTTCGTTCGCGTCATCAAATAAGGCAATCGCTCGAGTCAACGAGCAGATGCGCATGTTCCTCACTGAGGACCCTAAGAAGATCTCAGAAGCTATTGCTCAATACGGCGAACATACATTCTATACAATGCAGAAAATCGCACGTCGGTTCCTTGACACTAAGGGCGGTGGTCTCATGCTCGTGCGAAAGGGCTATCTGTTTGGGCCAGTTGCAAACGGTCTGATCAACGTCTTCGAAGAGATTAACAGGCTCAGCCAGGATGCGCGTAAGGGTGTAAGCCCCAGCGCAGAGGTAAGGCAGGTTGTTGGTCAGGAGGCCATGCACACCTACAAGGGGACAAAGGCGCACGTTGACGCGCTTGTTGAAAGTGCTAGAAAGATGTCAGGCGAGGCGTTTAAGGCCCGTGACGTCCGAACATTCAGAATGCTAAAGAATCTTATTAGCGAGCTAAAGAACGCGAACGACCTAGACGAGGCACGTCAGATCTGGAAGTCCCATGCTCTTAAGTCATCTGAGGATATGGCAACCATCTTTGGTGACTCATCCAATGTGAGGGATATTGCTAGGTACCTTCAGCGTGCCGTCGATGATGGATTTGCGGCAACCGACCTTAGCGCAGCAGAACGCGGAGCACTACGCACATTCATCGAGAACAGTGGAATGGACCGCAGGCTTATTGGCATGTTTAGCGGTGCCGATGGATCTGGGCGATACGTGCCTGTACGTCAGCCAAAGGCTCCATACCACCGAACATCCGCTCTTCTGCGGAATCCAAACATCGACGATGGGACTAAGGCATTCATCTACCAAACACGGGTTACTCCATTTGTTGACATGACGGCTCCGGTGTTGGATGAGGTTGGCAATCTTGCGCCAAGGTATTCGGCTGGAAAACTGCAAGAGCTCTACACCAACTTGTTCAGCCCTATTGGCACAAAGCAGGTTACAGCGAATATCAAGAACCGACTTGCCTCATACATGGCAAGAGGCGGCATCACTCCTGGGCAGCTAGACAGGATCATGGATGAGGTGGTCAAGGTAGCAATGGATGACGGCGTGTCGGCACGCGGCCTTGCTCGCAACAAGATTGAGGACGCCTTCTTCCAGGCATTCCAAGACTACTCCGGCCCTGGATCGTTTAAGATGTTCAAGGATAGCTGGGCCCAGAACCTAGCAATCCCCGGATCTGGTGAGTTCGACGCCGTTAAGGCAATCATGTTTGCCTTCGAGGGCAATCTCAAGACAGTCGGCGCTACGCAGAAGTTCACTGGTGCCCTCAAGTATTACATGCCATCTCTTGCCAGAATCACAGACAACCTTTATCCCGAGATCCGGTTTAAGAGAAACCCACTCTATTGGCTCCAGGAGTGGCTAGAGTCTCCAACTCTTAACAAGGCAAGAGGCGTCAACCAGGAAGTCCTTAGCGTCTTGACAAAAGAGGGCAGGACTATTTCCGTGAGTGCAGACTCACTCCGAGACCTTAGCACTATTGGTCCAGAGGCACAAAGCATCGTGGACAACGTTAGCTTCCTCACGGTGTTCCGCAACAACGCCCTTGAGAAAGCTCTGGACAGCAGCTGGAATAGCAAGGGCTGGAGGGATGGCCTCAGGAAGCTGACATCAGGGCAAATGGGAGAGAGGCTAACGGTTGCAAAAGACCAGGCTAACAGCCGAGCTGCCCTTAATCTTTCAGCGCAGAACTTCTACAAAGAGCTTGCAGAAAGGGACCCACGACTCCTGAATGCACTTATTACTAGCTACGGCACTAGCGACTCGACTGAGCTATTTGTCCGATACGTTGATATGCGCGAGCGTCTTCGCAATACTGAGCGGGTACTAAGCGACATCGAAGCTTCACGACCTGCAGGGTACGGGTTCCGAAGAATCCCAGACAAAAACCTTGAGGCTATGGACGAGTTCAAGTTCAACACTGTTGGTGGTATGAATGTTGGCTCAGAAATCCAAACCTCAGATGACATCTTTATGCAATACATCAACGCACCATATGAATCAGCAATAGACCTTACTGTGCAGGCGGATAGAATGCGAGATGCCGGTTACGACATGTCGCTACTCGATCCGTCTATTGCTGAAGTAAAAGCAGCACTCTATCATATTGACGACCTTAAGAAGTCTAGGCCATCGGCTGCATCGTTTGGCGCTGGCCCTGGCGAGGAAGAGGCGGTGCAGCGACTTGTTGCTGCAAGGGAAAACCTTAGTAAGTCAATCTCCAAAGTTGAGTCATACTACGAAGATGCCGTTATGCGCCGCGTTGCCGCTGAGACCATTATGCTCGAGCTTGGCATGGGCGGTGCAGTTGGACAACTAGGATACGACGCAGGAATCATGGCGCAGTCTCTTGCTCTAGGGCACGCCTATAGCAGTGAGATTGTAGACGTAACCACTTCGCTTCAGCGCATTGTCGAGAACGCAAAGACCCAGCTACAAGCTGAGTTCGGCGCCAACGTCAGACTGCTAAAGAGAAACCCAGCTCAGCGAGAGAGGCTATTCGGCATCATCCGACAAAATGCATCAGAGGCAGCCAAGAGCACAGACCTAGCTACGGCTATTACTAATGCTAACTACGAACTGCTAACACGACATGGCGCAGAGGAGAAGTTGTACCGTGCCTTCGAGCATGTGTACCAGAAGTCCCTAACAGAGGCAAACAAGATCACCTACTTCAATCCTGAGCGCAGTCTGTTTGAACGAACAGTAAACCATCCGTACTTGGGATTCTACCCATATAGCTATATGTTCAAGAAGATCCTGCCGGAACTGGTTAACTTCCTATTCAAGAAACCATTTGGATACCAGGCTCCTGGCGCTGGGTACCAGGCGTACATGCACGTACGAGAATACTTTGAAAACCAAATGGAAACTGACTACAGCTTCCGTAAGTTTATGGAAGATAACGACGAAGCTGCGTTCCTTATTACGCAGCTATTCCCTGGCGTGCCGTGGGATATCTCGGCCATGCCACCATCATATGTAAGAGCTGTCGCTATGAGTATGTCTGGAAAGGATAAGGATTACCGATTCCTTGAAGACTTCCTTGGACGCGACATCTTTGGCTCGGTTTCGAAACTCGGGCCAGCAACATCAATCCCATCCGCTCTGGGTGCCGGTCAGCAGATCGTCAATACCTTGACGGGTGGAAATCAGCCGAAGCTAGACCCTTACCGGATTAAGTCCGATAAGGACTACTTCGACATCTACTAAGGAGGTAGAAAGTGACGGAAGAAGTCGTGTTGAACGACCAGGTAGAGTCGCAGGATACGCCTGCCACTGACCCGGATAACGACATCACCACTTGGAAGAAGCGTCTCGCTGGCAAGGACCAGGCTCTGACGGCTACCAAGAAGCAGCTGGATGACATCAAGGCTGAATACGATAAGGTTCAGGCTTGGAAGCTCCAGATGGAGGAGGCAAGCCTCACGGAGTTTGAGCGTGCGCAGCGCCGCATCGCCACTTTGGAACAGGAACTTAAGGCTACTCGGGAGTCCGAGCAGCGCGAGCGCCTGGCCAAGGAATATCCAACCTATGTTCAGTTTGCTGAGGCTACTAAGGAACTCTCCGTTGAGGAGCGTGCCAAGCAGTTTGAGGAACTCATGAAGACAGGTGGGACCCCCAAGCAGGAGTTCGTAGATCCAAACAAGCCGGCGAAGGGCGTTCCTTCGACCGGAAAGAAGCGCTCCTCTGAGGATATTGTTAGGGACATCGCTGCCCTTGGCAATCCTTGGGGCGAGTAAAGAAGGAGTAAATAATGGCAACGAATACGCGAGCCACGATTGACGCTGGCTCATCCAATGCTTATTCCGCGCTCATTACGGAGCTCGTTTCGCAGCAGGCTCAGGAGAACCTGCGCAACCGACTGGTCCATGCAATGCCGGGGAACTACACCTCGGGTCGCTTCCAGAAGGGCAGCAACGAGATCCGCTATGCGCGCTACCCAGACCTCACGCCGCTTGGCGTGGCGGACACCCTTACCGAGGCAGGCGCCCCTGCTGAGTACGACCTCACGGTTACGACCGAGTCGTTCGTGCCAAAGCAGTACGGTAAGGTTCTCAAGATCTCGGATCTTGCGCAGCTTGACAGCCCGCATGACCTGATCGCCATTGCGTCGGAGCGTCTTGCTCGTGCCGCTACGGAGTCGATGGACAACATCATCCGTGACGTCATTGCTCAGGGCACCAACGTGATGTACGCCGGCGACGCCGCTTCACGCGGTGCACTCGGCACGGGCGGCAATGACAACCTTGCTGGCCTGACCATCAAGAAGGCTGTTGCGAAGCTCAAGGCAGCAAACGTCCCAACGTTCGCTGACGGCTTCTACCGCGCAATCATCCACCCAGGGGTCGAGTTCGACCTCTTGACGGATACCAGCGCAAACGGCTTCCTCGAGGCAACGAAGTACACCAAGTCGCTCGACCTCCTCAACGGTGAGATCGGCGCGTACGCTGGTGTTCGCTTCCTCGTTTCGCCAAACGCAAAGGTCTTCACCGGCGCAGGCGCAAGCTCGGCGGACGTCTTCTCGACGTTCCTCTTTGGGCCTGACTCCTACATCGTTGGTGACAGCCAGACGCTCCAGAGCTACTTCGTGGCTCCGGGCGGCGACCACAGCGATCCAATCGCCCAGGTTGCAACGCTTGGCTTCAAGATGCGCTTCGGCGCGATTCTCCGTGGTGAGGGCACGACGGGCGAGTTCGATGGTAGCAATACCTCGACCGGCCAGCCGCGCTACCTCCGCATTGAGTCGACCGCAACCGCTCTGTAATCGTAACTAGGGAGTGGGGGTCGGGCTTCGGCCCGGCCCCCGCAACCGCAAGGAGACCTTATGGCTATCACACTATCATCACTCAGGACTATAGTACGGCGAGACCTGCGTGACTCTGGTGCTACTAAGACATGGAGTGACGACGAAGTCAACGACATGATCAAGTGGGGCGTCCAGGAGGTCTCGCGTATCCGCCCACAGGAGACGTATGAAGAAGTTGCTTACACAGCTCCTGCCGTTGGGGCTTTCTTTACCATTGACACACTTACTCTCGATGCTGTTTACCGCGTTGACGCGTATAAGAACAGCAAGCTTGTTGCTTCAGTTCCGTTTGCCCAAGATGCCCAGGCTACTGGTGGATGGGACTTTATCAATGGAAAGCTGCACATGCCACCCTATCTCGTCTTGCCTAACGGATCTACACTGCGGGTGTTTGGATACAAACACTATACGCAGCCCACGGTTGACGCGTCCTCTATCGAGCTCGACGACGATGCTACTAACGCCGTGCGTGCCTGGGTCCAGAAGGAAGCAATGTTCATGCTGATCTCTGACCGCGTCCGATTCCAGCAATGGCAGGTCGCAGCAGGCGCATCAGACACTAACAGCATCCAGCTTGCCCAGCTATACAACGCGGCAGAGCGCCGCTGGGACAAGATCTCTAGCGCAGTACGCCGAGTAAGGAAGACACCCTAATGGATCTTAGCGCAGCAGTAACTATCCAGCGTCCTGGGGCTGCACCCCTAGACATCAATAGTGTCCGTGATCCGAATGCTATCGGATCATCTCCTGTTTCTGGGTACATGATTGAGCAGGTAGACTTCTCGTCTGTGCCAGTTACTGCGTTCACAGAAGACACCCCACTCGTGGACGGCGTTGATAGCTACGATCCATACCTGTCATCACGCACTATTAGCATTGTGTTGTCGGTATACGGCAGCACCTACGGTGACTTCTGGGATAAGATCACTGCGCTAAACGCAGCCTTCCAAGCCCAGCCTAAGGCAGCCGACACTGGAACCTATCCGGCCCTAGACGCAGACGGCAAGCGGAAGCTGTCGTTCTCGCAGCCTAAGGCGTCAGGAAGCTACAGCCTGTACATGATGGTACGGCCTATGGCGTTGCCGCGATTCGTTACCGACGCTTCTTCGGCAGCTGGTGACGAGAACCGTGGGTACTCTGTTCGGTGCACCATTGCGCTCATGGCAGAAGACCCATACAAGTACTTCGCAAGCGAGACCACAGTTTCGCGCACTGGCAGCGGAACGCTGTCTGTTGTCAACAGCGGCACCACTATTGCGTGGCCAACGGTTACGTGGAACATTACGTCCACTAGCACTGTGTCGGTTACGCTTGGCAGCGAAACAGTCGAGCATACTAACGAGACCTCTACGGTTACAGATACATTCAAGACTGCATCCTCTACTGACTCGTCAACCCTTACTAGCTATGAGTTCTTTAGCATCCCGCCTGGAACCTCAACAGTAACTGTGGTTGGACAGTCCGGACAAACAGTTAGCATCACAATCAGGGAGGCTATCCTTTAGTGGCAGCTAAGAACATTGTAGTAATCAGAAGCCGCAATGCCTACAACGCAGCAGATGAGTTCTGGCAGGGTGCGCCCGTTGCCGTAATCACTGATGCGCGTGACCTTGGCGTCCAGCTGTATGCAAACGATGCTGGCTCAATGTACTTTACCCTTCCTGTAGATCATCCTGCACTGCCGCTAATCGACCCGATTAACCAGCACTACGTTGTGCAGCGCTGGAATGGCAGCAGCTATGACACCATCCAGTCAGGCTTCATCACTGACTATGATGCCAGCCCAAACGAAGTAGTAATCAGTGGCGTTGACTACATGACTACTTTGAACAAATATTACACTCCAATCCACGGACCAGAGCTAGGCGCTAAGGCTATCCCAAACACCGACCTGACTCCAATCCTGTCTACAACGCCAAAGGCTATCATTGACGCGGCCATCTCTAAGGATCGTCTAAAAGCTTCCGAGAGTTACGCTGTATCCGTAACAAACTCTAGTTATGCAAACGTCGGAAAGATTGCGGCATACTCTGGGTCAGCCCAGTCTGGGGCGAATCCAAGCGGAACAAGGGATGCTATTACTGCAACATACGAAGAGTCTGGCGGCGTTAAGACTGGTACAGTTATCCTTAGCGGAGCACTGTATATATGGAGAAGCTCGGCTGCCAATGCATTCCAAGATGGCGAAACAGGCGAGGTCATCGAAGGGAACTTCTCCATTGGTACTAGCTCTACGGCTAAGGGGAAGATTGGATTCATCATCTCGTCAAGCCCAGGTGGCCCGCTAGCTAGGGTTGAGTACGATCTTTATGCTGCTGCTAGCAACGTCGACCTTGGATTAACAGCCAACGTACCGCTTAACTTCAGCGTCAAGCTTAGGCCAGTATCTAACTATAACTCCAGCGACGAAGCAAATAGCAACACAAGCGCAACGAACCTTAACCGAACAATGTCAATCCTTTCAGAGGGAGTAAGCTACGAGTTTTACATCACGCCGTACTACTACGGAAACCTTAGCCCAGCAGCTTCTCCAACAGGGACAGGCAACGTAGACTACAACCAGTATATCTGGGGAGCAACAACGAGAGCTCCCGAGTCTGCCTTTACCTCAGGCCTTCAGACCAATGCGATCAATGAGGCTTTCTCAGACCTATTTGATCCAAACGATCCTGGAAATATCCTAGACCGTACAGGAGATTATCCAGAGGTAAAGGTAAATATCACAAGCTGTTTCCAGAACAACTACCTTACTACTGTCGCCCCATCTGGCCTGAATAGGTATTGGTTTGTATTTGAAATGGCATCTAAGCTTCCAGTTGATGTTGGCCCAGGTACAGTTGTTAACGTTACGGGTACTTCCCTTGCGTACTTCAATACTACATACACTATTACAGAAGTATCTTCTAGCAGGATGACGTTCTACGTTAGCCAGTCATTCCAGCCAGCTTCATCTACATCTGCAACAGGCGGCGTCATGACCAAGCCGGCTATAGACTGCAAGCCACTAATCCAGTTCATGTCTATCGAACACCTAGGTACACCAACCACAACCAAACATCCATATGTAACAGCAGGTCAAGGCCCGGTAGACTTCATGAGGGATCTTGCAGATACCGAGATGGGTTCCCGTAGTGACGGGACTAAGGTGGTATTTAACTTCTATGGTGTTCCCTCCGCGTCGCCCGACGGCAAGAAGCTAAGTGTACACCACTCTGTCTCGCCAAATCCACAGGCTACCTTAGTTTACCCAGGCCAGATCAAGGACTTCAATGTAACAAATAAGCGCAGCGCAAAGGTTACTTCCGCTCGAGTTATCCCCACGACTGCGTTCCTTATTGGCTCCAATACTGAAGGATCTTCAGGCGCTAAGACCAAGGGGTCAGTAAAGACTTCTTCTGGCATAACTAGTGCCAGTCCTGCTCTGCCAACCGTAACAAACCAAGGAGGGTTCCTATCTGCTGACGCGGCAGGTAACTTTGCTCAGGGTATTATCAATGACTTTGGTGAGGACGCAGATAACCAAGCAATCAGGGTGTCTTTGCGAACTGAGCAGTTCGGCCCCATTGGCGTGTCCGGTACTCCTAAGCTTGGAGAGACTGTGCGCGTGGTTGTACGTCGTAAGAATGTTACTGTCGGCGGCGACGAGCTATCCGGATTGTACAACGTTGGCGGCATGCAGTGGGTGGCTAAGATTGACGGCACCGAGGCGCTCTCCCTTGACCTGGTAAAACCCAATAAGTTTAAGGGCGCTGCTATTACCTGGGAGCAGAAACCTGCTAGCACACCTGCCCCAACACCTACCCCGTACGTTGGGCGCAAGCCTCCTCCTCGCACGGACCCAGCCGGCAATGAGCTTCCTGACCCTACATCTCCAGAGGGTATGACTGGCGCCTTTACTGGCACGTCGTACATGTATCCTGGCACGTCCGGCGCTCCTGCTGTTCCGAAGCCACCGACGTACAGCGGCGGTAATACAGTAGGCCTGCCGAGGAACACAAAAGGCGGGAGAGTTGGGCTGTGACCAGGGGGCAGTTTGAGATCCTGCTTGCCAAGCTGGATGAGATTGACGTGCGCATCCGCGCCCTAGAGATGGAGAACGCCGGAACTAAAGCTGTGCGGAAGGCTAGACAAGCTGGCGATCTAGAGGCAAAATGGAAGGCAGGGATCGTAGCGTCCATTGTGGGCGGACTCGTAACCCTGATAGCCAAGGTGTACGACGCCTTGACAAACGGAGGTAAGTAATGGCAAAGGCTAACCTAGTAGATCGCGTGGGCGAGCTCAAGGAGCAGGGCCTGTCCTTCTCCAAGATTGGGGAGCTGCTCAACATGAGCAAGGACCAGGTTCAGAAGTTCCATAAGCGCTACGCTGAGGGGATCCCAGAAGATCTCTTGCCAGCACAGAAGAAGGCTGCGAAAACTCCGCCGTTCGTGGGGATCGACATCGCCTACTTCGACATCGAGACAACGTTCAGTAACTGGCGACGCATGCTGTGCGGTTCGATTGCCGACAGCCTTGGTAATGTCATCACGCTTAGCCACGACACGCATCCTGGAAAGAACTGGCAGGATGATAGCGTGCTCGTGAAGGCGTACTGCGAGGAGCTCGACAAGTACGACGTGATCGTCGGCTGGAACTCCAAGTTGTTTGACGTGCCGGTACTCAACTCGCGCATGCTGTACCACGGGTTCAAGCCGTACAATCCACGCATGCATCTCGACCTTATGTACAAGGCTACCGGCTCGTCCATTGCGATTGGCCGTAAGTCTCTGGACAATGTGTCCAAGTACTTCGGTGTTCAGAACAAGAAGACCCCGCTTGACCCACGCACGTGGGACGATGCGGATCATGGTGACCGCGCAGCATACGAGAAGATCATCGAGCACTGCGAGGCGGACGTGCTGGTCCTTCGGGATGTGTACGCCAAGCTTAAGCCGATGGTGACCATCCTTCACCGATGACCGAAGACCAGATCCAGGCACACTTCGATAAGACCATTGCCGTGGACTTTGACGACACGATTGTCGTCAGGGTCTTCGGCACTTTGGTTCCTGCCAAGGATTGCATCGAAGCCCTGCAGATACTGAGGGACCAAGGGTACAAGATCATCATCCACTCTGCTCGTTCGTGGGAGCATTGGCAAGACAGGATCGAGCGAGAGAACGAGATGACTAACCTGCTTAATAGCTGGGAGATCCCGTACGATGAGGTCTACGCTGGCAAGGGCAAGCCACCAGCCATGGCGTACATCGACGACCGTGGTCTACGGTTCGCGGACAACTGGATGGACATCGCAAGAGTAATCATCGAGAAGGGGAAAGTATGAGCAAGCTAAAGATCGTAACGCAGACGGATAACATCGAAGGCAAGAAGACAAAGACAGTACTCGACAACTGGATGGATGACTGCGCCTGGGCTACGTTGGCCTGCGCTGCCAACCATTTGACTGGCTCTAAGTTCACGTCATCGGATGGCATCGAGTGGGGCGAGCAGGTCGGGCGCAAGGACCGGGATGGTCTGCCTGACCCAACGTCGCTGGCACAACTGGTTAAGGCTGCGCCTTTGGCTGGTCTGAAGTTGAGCTATGCAAAGGACTGGGCTTCGGTAGTCAACGCAGTCAAGGGCGGGGCTGTTGTTCTGATCAACGTGGATCAGGCCAACAACTACCCTAACGTCCGGATGAGCAAGTGGCACAAGGACCGCGAGAAGCGCAAGCCAGGCAAGCCGTACGGTCACATGACCTGTGCTGCATTGACGGACAGCGGACTCGCATGGGCTTGCCCCACGATGAGCGGTACTGGTGCGGAGACGTACGCTGTGCCGGTCACCTGGGCTGAGCTCCTGCAGATTGCTAGCTCGAAGGGGGATGCGCCGCACAAGCGCTGCCTGATCGCACGTAAGAAGTAACGCTTGACATCCCATGCGGGGTGTACTAAGATCCTCAGTGGACGGACCCACTGGGGGTCTTTTAGTTTATAGGAGGAGCTATGGAAACAATAGCTAAGGCGTTTGACCTGGGGTTGAAAGCCAACCGTAAGGATCGTCCTTCCGGTACGTTCTTTCGTGGCAGCAAGCTTGGCTCGTGCCTGCGTCAGCAGTACTACGAGGCGACTGGTGAGCCTGTCACTAACCCATTCGAGGATCGGTTGTACCGCATCTTCGAGCAGGGTCACGTCATCGCTGAGGCGTTCGAGCGCAACTTGCGTGCGTCCGGATTGTTCAGCGTATTCAAGTCAGAGGTGCCAGTCGAGATGCCGGAGTACAACTTCTCTGGCAACATCGACCACCTGGTACAGTGGGCATCTAATGACCAGTTAGAGGTCATCGAGATGAAGTCCATGAACTCTAACGGGTTCAAGTACCTGAAGGGACCGAAGCCAGAGCATGCCATCCAGGCTGCTAGCTATGCGGTATCCCTAGAGCGGACACTAGATCCGGCGGTTAAGGTTGCTGCTCGCGTTGTCTACGTGAGCAAAGATGACTTCCTGATTAGTGAGTATACTATTGACAGGTCCTGGTATGATAGGGCTATCAGGGTTCTCGAGGTCGGCAATAAGTTTAAGGAGCAGGATCGTATCCCGTTCCAACTACCTGTGCCGGAGGGTAAGGATCCAAAGAAGATGTGGCCATGCACAGGGTGCCAATGGCTGACGAAGTGCAGGGGGTAATATGGCGGATAAGATCAGTCTAGCTACCAAGATTGCCAAGGTCATGGAGGCCGTTGGCTACGTGCAGAAGGGCGGCACGAATAGCGCCCAGGGGTACAAGTTCGTACAGGCATCTGCCGTTGCGGACAAGGTACGCGCTGAGCTGAGCAAGCTCAACGTGTCGATGACCCCGACTAACATTGACGTGATTAGCGAGGGGCTGACACCGTCTGGTAAGCAGGCGCTGCTCACTCTTCGCTTCACTTGGACGCTCACCGACGGTGACAGTGGCGAGACCATCTCGTTCCAGTCCATCGGCACGGGGGCGGACAGCGGCGACAAGGCTGCGTATAAGGCAGCTACCGGCGCACTCAAGTACGCTCTGCTCACAGGGTTCCTGATCCCAACAGGTGATGACCCAGAGGCAGACGGCAAGACGGATGATGAGATCATCGCAGCTAAGGCTAAGGATCTCTTCAACGGGGTGGTTCAGCAGCCGACCAAGAAGAAGGCTGATGTAGTAGGAGAGGAGTTTGCATTCTGATGGCAAGACTAGACATCTGGCTGAGCGACAAGAAGACGCCAGTCAACAAGGTATCCAAGAACGGTAACAACTATCTCGAAGTGTACGGCACCATGCAGACGGCAGCGTACGAGGAGTGGGCAGACAGCGACCGGAGCAATCCGGCACCTGACCGCTACGCTTACGTAACGCTACGGTTCTTCGATGCTGAGGCTGAGGATCATGTCGGCAAGGTGTACGAGTGGGCCGTCTCGCAGGAGAAGGACCCACGTCCAAACGTCCACGTTGTAGGCAAGCTTAACGAGGACCGCGAGTACAACGGGAAGATGTACTTCACCATGCTGGTGTCTGACATCTCACCGCTACGCTACGGTCCACTGCGTGGTAAGAAGAATGGCTAGGCGAGAGCTTTCTATGAAGATCGTAGGCAGCATCGACGCGTGGAAGGCTGACGGCTTTGACGACTGCATCGTCGGGGTAGGCCAGCAGTTCACCGAAGGTGGGCAGGTCTACATCTTCATCTATAGCAAGAAGGCTATCATCGAAACCATTGCGAATGACATCGTCAAGGAGATTAACAACCGGGTCAACACGTCGGATGAAGAGCGAGCTGAGCTTGCCAAGTCTGCGTACGACGACGCTGTGGAGTTCTTTGACTACAACATCGCAGGTGCGTACATCGGGCGTGGCATGCCTGTGTTCTTGGAGGACACGTACGAGAACCTGGTGGGGGAGGTCCTAAGTGAGTGATGCCTCACGTAGGGGCAGGCTCAACCGCTCGAGGGGTAATGCCTTCGAGCGGGAGGTCGCCAAGAAGTTTGGCGGCAAGAGGGTTGGGCAGTACGGTGGGCCTGAGGACGTAGCGGCAGGGCAGTTCAACATCCAGGCTAAGTGTGGCCAGATGTTTAGCGAGAAGTACTGGCGCTGGTTGCAGGCAGTACCACGCAAGGCGGATCAGGTTCCGCTCCTCGTAGTTGGTGATGCTCCGGGTTCCGGGGCTAAGCGGAGGGTAGTAGTTATCATTGAGGAGACCGACTTCCTCAATCTGATTGGAGGCGACGATGCAGAGGCCACGGAAGAAACTAAATAGCTTTGACCTTGCAGTTGCATGGGCAAAGATCTTTGAGCTTATTCGCACCCGGCTCAAGGAGTTGGAGGTAGCAGATGCCGACAACATCGCAGCAGGTGCAGCAAACATTCTAGCTAAGGAGGGCGCCAATGGCGACAACGCCTGATGGACAAGGGGAAAGCTATGCGGGATATGAAAGAGTACTACGAACGGCGAAGGCAGCAGTCCAGGGAGTTGGCGAAAGAAGCCTACTCATTGCGGCAGCAGCTGGACTGGCAGTCGGACTTGACCACCCTGCGCAAGCAGCAAGTCTCGCAATCCTCATCTATGTCGTCACCAAGCGGTAGGGTTCCGGAGGCATTCAGCCACTACTTCAGGGACTTGTTCTCTGAGGCACACGGCATCATGGTCACACGTCAGGCATCGTATGGGCCTGTCAACGTGGAGAACCTGGGCCCGGTTGGTGTCTTCTCCCGCATGGCAATGGACAAGGTGGGGCGTATCTCTAACGCGCTCAATGGGAAGATCGTCAATGGTCAGCTCATTGTCGACGAGGACTGGTACGGTCCAGAGGTACACGATGCGCTCATCGATACAATCAACTACGCTGCCATCCTCATTGCCCTTGGGCAGGAGAAGTGGAGCCAGGTATCACGGGAGGCAGACGATGTCGCTTCCGGAGATTGAAGTAATGCCCATCTTGATCAACGGCAAGAGGGCTGCATCCATCACCGTCATCTACGGTAATGGTGGGTGGAAGGCACACGTTGCTCACCATGACAAGAGCACCCCATTGGCTTCTGTCTTGGCTGAGGGCACTGACTTACTTGGTCCGGAGTCAGCTCGTCAGATAGCGGTGGAGCTAGCGGAGAAATGGCGTGACCAAGAGACAAGATCAGGACGCATCTGAGTTCTTTAAGGAGGATGCTAAACGTATGGGTATTGGCATCCGCGAGTACTGTCGAAGGTTTGGTATTGAGTATGAGTCGCTGGGTGGCCTTGAGAAAAAGGACCCCTTGACAAAGCATGAACACCTGGACTACCGTACTTGTGACGTATGTAGGATGAACTCCATCCTCAACGGTCGCAGTACGGAGGACATAGATGATTAGCTCACTACTCTTAACAGTGGCGCTGGCCTTTCAAACTACGGGAGTTCAGACTGGCTACGCCACATGGTATGGCGATACCACACCGGGCGGTCCTAAGGGCTGCTACGGTGGGTATCGCAATACCTGTAGCCCCTACGTTCCGGTCTCTGAGGGCGGACGTGGGGGCGAACTCGTTATGTACGCAGCTGTACCTGGCTTCGGCTTCTACGATAGGCCGTACATGGTCAAGGTATGCCGGGTCAAGTACCCTGACCGCTGCGTCATAGTGACTGTGCGTGACTGCCTGTGCAGCAAGAAGACAAAGAATATGATAGACTTGTCACCGGCAGCATTCATGCGACTGTCAACGTTGGGGACAGGCAGGGTGCTAGTAACCATGGAGGCTTACTATGTACGATACGGAGGACGCTGACATTGGAGTGGGCGAGTGCCCCATCTGCGGTAAGTACCGCAAGCAGATCGACGCGGGGACGATGAAGCCCTGCTACATGTGGGACAGAGTTAAGGAGGCGGACGATGAGCAAGAGGGATAAGTACTTTCGGGAACGAACCAAGATCGGCAAGCTCGAGGCAGCTGCCCTTCGGTTCGCACTAACCAAGGGGCACGAGCCACGCCTAGTTCGTGGCGACCGGCAGTCGACGTCAGTGGGCTGCTACAACTGCGACGCCTGGGGTTGCGCAGAGATAGAGAGTAAGCTAGAGTTAGTGCATGGATCTATATTTGAAGAGGCCTGTGGCACAACCATACTAGACAAGGAGGTAATCTATGCATCAAACCCCGCACTCTATTGAGGCTGAGCGCTCACTGCTAGGGTCGATCCTCATCGACCAGGCAGTGCTCTCTGACTTCGAGCTGAACCCAGACGACTTCTACGACCCACGCCATGTGAAGATTGCGCGTGCCATCGTAGACGTACACACGTCCGGTTCTGCTGTCGACATCGTGACGGTATCGGATGCGCTGGCTGGCAAGTCCGTGCCAATGCTGTACCTGGCTGAGCTATCAGACTCAGTGCCAACATCCATCCATGCGAAGAGCTACTACGACATCGTCGAGCGCATGGCTGTGTTGCGTGGGCTGGTGAAGGCTGGCACTGAGATTGTCGAGAGCGCATATAAGATGCCGGAAGACCCAGCTACTGCCATCGACGAGGCGGAGAAGATCCTCTTCCGCATCGGCAACAAGCGACGTGCTGCCCGGTGGAACGATGCACTCGACCTTATGAACATGACGAAGGGGCGAGTCAAGTCCATCGTCATCGACGGGCTGCGCCCTGGCGTACGCTCTGGCATTGGCCAGATCGATGCCATCACTGGGGGCTGGCAGAAGAGCGACCTCATCATCCTGGCTGCTCGTCCTAGCGTGGGCAAGACGGCGCTTGCTACTAGCATGGCGTTGTCAGCAGCTGCGACTGGCAAGAAGGTGGCTATCTTCTCCATCGAGATGAGCGCTGAGCAGGTGGGTGCACGCATCCTCTCGTCAGCGTCCGGCATCCCGCTCGCTGCTATCCGTAATGGTGGCATTGACTTGGTGCAGATGAGCGAGCTAGAGGAGTGGGCTGAGACAGTGTCTAAGATGGGAATCTACGTCGACGACTCACCAACAGCTAGCCCATCAGTCATGCGTTCGAAGTGCCGCAAGATTGCATCGGAGCGTGGCGTTGATCTGATCATCGTCGATTACCTGCAGCTCATGGTCCCTGACCGTAGTGGCAAGGATCAGAACAGGGTCAACGAGGTGGCCGACATTAGCCGTGCGCTCAAGGGTATCGCCCGTGAGCTAGACGTGCCGATCATTGCGCTGTCCCAGCTGAGTCGCATGAGTGAGTACCGTGACAGCGGTGAGCCTAGGCTCTCCGACTTGCGTGACTCCGGTGCCATCGAGCAGGATGCAGACATGGTGCTCATGCTCTGGCGCAAGGAACAACCCGACTTCACCAAGCAGTCTGAGGTAGTCAGCTGCAAGATTGCCAAGCACCGCAATGGTCCGACCGGTGTATGCGATCTAGAGTTCGTCAAGTCGACCGCAAGTTTCAGGGGGTAACATGTCAAAGAAAGTATTCATGGAGATAGAGTGCAAATGTCCAGTCGCAGTATGCGAACACAGCGAACATAAGATGACGCAGCTATTGCAAGATGCGTACGACGAAGGGTACGACGACGGATGGGATGCTGCCTTCGCCCTGTTGAACTCTGTGCTCCGGGCAAAAGGAATCAACCCTCCGTCCGACACACCAAAGCCACCGGCTAGGGGAAAACGGAAGACTGATTTGTTAAACTAACGCTTTCGCCAAGTGCTACGGGTGGGTGCGCTTGAAAAAAAATGCCCTAACAGTGGGGAAGGAATCCACTGTTAGGGCTTTGTTGTCAGCCGTATACTACCTCACCGAATAGTCCCAGCTGTACTACTAAGTCAGCTCCATCTGCGTCGACATGGAACTGGTTGTCGAGGATCTGATACTTGTGAGGGTACTTCTCGATGAGCAGCTTGACACCAGCTCTGATCTTAGCTGGAGTTAGCTTTTCGTTCTTGAAGTCTGTCTCTTCGGTATCAGATAGAACTACTAGCACTTGGTCTGGATCGAGTGGCTTGACAATGTCATTCTCCCAATCCTCATATAGGTATTGCCACCTGTACTCATCGCACACTGCCCAATACCCAATGCCACCTTCGAGCGCTGTAGTGTAGATGTTCACTACCTCTAGGTCGCTTAGCTCTATGTCTAAGATCTTCATGCTACCTCCTAGATTATTTGGATCAAGCGTCCGCCTTCGTTGCACTCGTCGTCCGCTGATACCAGCATGACGATGAGTGTACCATCTGGCTTGCGGAATGTGATGGTAGGGAATGGGTTGCTAAACAATGGCGTGCCATCTAGGTCTGTGCTATCTACCAACCCACTCACTACTGTACATCCGATCAGCGGTTCGATCATCTCTTTCATGATGTATGCTGACTCGGCATCGAGATGCTTAGCTCGAGTCTCTTCCTCGAGCTGGCGCATTGCGTCAAAGTTTACCATCACTCCTCCTCTATGAAGCAGTCGTGGCCATAGTACCACTCCTCTGCTTGCTGCTCTACATCAAGGTCGAATACCCTGTCGCACTCAGGGCATTTGGCCATACCTAAAGTCTGAAGACTAATCATCGGACTTGACTCCCTTCTCTGCTTGGTGCTCAGCTTGAGCGAACTGCTCTTCGAAGTACTTGACTTGTGGCAGAACGTTAGTATCTACAAAGTCATCCATATTCCCCCATCCACGTGTGAGTACAAACCCTCCGCATGAATCAAGGAACTGATCCTCTGCGTGACCGCATGACTCGCACTTCTTATCCTGCCAGATGCGGTACTGTACCACGTTACCAATCAGCTTGGCATCGTACTCATCTACTAGCGCAGTGAGGAACTGCTCGTACTCTTCTGGCTTGAGGCCGAAGTCTTCGACTGTCTTCTGCGTTAGGCATGCGAAGCCGCACTGACCACTATCCCATGGGTCATTGTATCCGCCAAGGCTGACGCGTACTCCGCTGTGAACTAGCATGTACAGTGGCTGCGCGTATGCAATGGTTGGTGACTTGAGGAAGGCATCGAACTCATCGGTGCTATCGCATACGTCATCGATACTAATGTGCCTACCTGTGCCACGTGTAGCTACGATTAGGAACTCACGATCCATATCGTAGTGGTAGTCCTGTTCGACTGCCCACTTGATACCGTATAGTCCTTCACCGGACTGCAATGCTTCTGCTTTATACATGCTGCCTCCTATACTATGATTGCTGCTGGATTGATATCAGATTCGCGTGCTGCTTCGTCAATGTAATGTCTTGCAATGTCATACCATACAACCTGTGCATAGTAAGAACCGATTGCATCTGCTACCGGACCTTTAAGGTCTTCTGTGCCATAGTCAAACATCTCATGGCATAGTTCTTCAAGGTACTTAGCCAATGACCACGTTGCTGCGTGATGGTCGAACTCATCTTCGATGTCATCGAATGCATCTTTGACTTCGAGCATTGCCTGCTCGTGAATCATATCGCCAAGTCCATCAACCTCTCCAATCCATAGAGCAATGTTCCACGTTTCGTAGTTGGCCCAGCCATTGTATTCTCTGCACATAGTTCCTCCTATTGTAGCGTGTGCCGGATGGGTGGTGAACCATACCTCTACCCATCCGGCTGCACCCTACTTATCTATTACTTGACACCCTTTGATGCCAAGAACTTCTTGTCCTTCAACTTCTTGCTGAAGGTGATGTGCACCTCGGCTACTGTGGATTCATACAGATCGGCAGTGTCTGCCCGCTCAGTGTAATCACAGCCTGGCTTCTGAGTTCGCCACTCGCGCAGCAATCCCTCATCGCTTAGAACTGTATTGAATCCATGGTAACCATCCCATGCATCATTGATATCCGTTACCTTCATGTCAAGAGCTGTAGCAATGTTCAGTGCCTTGATATTACCAGAGACACTGTTGCTATAGCTATTGCCCTTGGCAACACGCTTGGCCAGCTCAGGCAGTGATGCCTGCATGATCAAGCCAATAATAGATGCGCTTGGTACTTCGATGCTTACCTGCTGGTTGAACTCAGCTGGGAGTTCCTTAAGCTTTGGTGCACCACACTTGTTATCGGTTGTCTTAGCCATTGTTATTCTCCTCCTGCTTTACTTTCTTAAACACAATGCAATACTGACCATCGATGTAGTCGCTCTCGATTGTGTATCCTTCATCCCATCCAATCTCCTGGTACCCAGTTGTAACAAGGTTGATTGCACTAACCAACATGCTATAACGTGGTTCATACTTTAGGTTCTTGGATGCAGCCTCTTCAACTCGCTCAAGATAGAACTTGAGCAGGTTAATGATAGGCTTTACATTACTCACTGCGATATCGAATGCGTCCTTATCGAATCCAATAAGGCCATCGATGTCATTGAGTACATCATTGAGTATGCTCTCAACATTCTGAATGCTATCTCTAGCATCGCCTGCATTGTCTGCTGCCTGCTCTGCATCCCATGCAGCGGACTCAGCTCGACTGATAGCGCTTTCAATAGTCTCCTTTAGAGTGTGCATATCACTCATGATTTGCCTCCTTGCATGCTTCACAGCAATAGTCAATGAACATATCCACATTTGGGGCCTTGCTGTCTCGATAGTTCTTAATCTCTTGAGCTATCTTCTCAGCTGTACCGGTTGCCCACTTGCGCCAGACCTCGTCTGGATGTTCAATGAATGTTACAAAGTCTATCTTTACGTGATGATTAGTACCATCACAGATATTCTTTTCCTGATTGTCATCGTAATCCATTGTACCTCCTTTAGTTATTGATATTCATGATGCGGTTTAGTTCATTCATCACCTCCTCTTTATCTAGGTCTGATACCTGACGGTGTTGAGTGAGCTCCTTTTCCTCTGGGAATGGTGCCTTCATCTCGGATGCCAGCTCATAGCCTAGCATATAGACCATCTTGCTGAGCAGATCGAAGTACTGTTCAAGTGCCTGGTAGGTAGCATCAACTGCTTCCTCGTGACTTGCACCAAGCATGATCAAGTTTTCTTCGCCCGTCTTGAACACTTCAGGGAATGACTCCCGGAATCGTACTCGATCTGAGTTGAAAGACTTGAGCATATAGAATCCTGAGATCAGGATCTGCAATGCCTCATCTGCATCAGCCTTGTTGAACCCAAAGCTTAGGTCTACCTTGACCCTATCCATTTCACCTTCCATTTGCTTGCTCCTTTCTGCCATGAGGCAGCTTCTATTACGGGAGAGGGAACACCCCACCCCCAAGATACGAACCGCTCTCGCCAAGTTTGGCAAGCGGTTTTTTTGAGAGGAATGGGGTAGCCTGAGCTACCCCACCCCTTCTCGTTAGCGGTAGTACTCAGCGTTGATATCGTTGAGTATCTTCCGCTCGATTGCCGCCGCTGCGCGGCGCTCAATCTCCCAGGCTAGTAGGCGCTTGGGCGCCCACTTAATCTGTTCACCCTTAAAGAACTGGTCGATATGTACAATGCATAGTAGCTTCTTACCCCTGATAGTACGGATACCATCATATGTGCATAGTCTACCTTTGGTCATGGCCTGGCAGATCATTGTTCCTCCTGCTTCTTACGCTTGATCTTCTCGAATGTTACTGGATAGCCTGCCATATAGTCATTGAACTTATCGAGGTACTTCTCGTACTCATAGCCTGCTTCATCTAAGCATTCCTTCGAGCAGAATCCCTGCATTCCCATTACGCTAGGCTGGTCACACCATGGGCAGTTCACTTGTCATCTCCTTATCATCTTCGCCAGGTTGTTCAAGCCTGGGATTGGAGATAAGTGGCACCCCGCTTGCGCGGGATGCCACTTATCCGGTTAATGCACGGTTCCTAATGGAACCTTATGCCTCTACTGGGATAACCTTTACTACCTCCAGCTGAAGGTACTTGGTATCCCGATTGAACTTGAGTTCAGTTACTAGGCTGACCTCAGTCCATTGAGCTGCTTCGATAGCTTCCATGATCTCGCCTGAAGCTACGCAGTTGAAGTAGCCTGTAACCTTGAGCTTGCCTGCCTCATCTGAGGTGCGCTCTTCGATTGTGAAGATCCTCAACTTGTCTCCAGTCTTGGAGTTGTATCGGATATCCCAGCTTCCGTTGAAGCCTTTGGGTGCTTGCTTAGCACCCTCATGATCCATTGCTCCCTGAATGAGAGCACGCTTAACAAATGCTGTTGGCATTTGCTTCTCCTTCCCCCGCTAAGCGGGACTAAACTAGCCTGCCATTGGGCAGGATTTTCTACGGGCGAGGGATCCACCCCCACCCAAAGGGTAATGCTCTACCCCCACGCTTGACCCCATTGCTACCTTATCACTTGACAAAGCTTGACACGGAGCGGATGCTCTCGTATCCAGGGCATTCGTCAAGTCTTTCAAGCTAGAGATGCAATCGCCAGGTTGAGCAAGCTTGCCCCAGTCTTACGGGCCAGGGCAAGGGCGTACCCAGATCCAGATAAGGTGAGGGGATTACTCCCCTCACCCTACCTGGGGTTGCTTAGGCCTCTACCTTAGAGACCTTCACCACCTCGAACTGGAGGTATTTGGTGTCTCGGTTGTGGCGGAGTTCAGCTACGATCTCCACCTCAGCCCACTGAAGCGCATCGATCTGCGCCATCAGATCACCCTTGGCGACGCAGTTGAAATAACCGGTCACCTTGGTCTTGCCTGCGTCATCGATTGAGCGCTCCTCAATCGTGAACAGGCGCATGGGCGCACCGGTCTTGGAATCATATCGGATGTCCCAAGAGCCGTTGAAGCCCTTCGGTGCCTGACGGGCACCTTCGTGGTCCATACCACCCTGGACCAGGGCACGCTTGACATATGCCACAGGCATGATGTCTCCTTCCGGGGTCTCCCCCATTCTACGGGATAGGGATAAGCCCTATCCTCAGAAGATACGATAGGCCTTGTCCAGCAAGGCCAAGCCGACGATACCCATAACGGTACCGATGAACGATGCAATGATCGTCCATAGGAATGCGTCTAGCTCCATACTTTATCACCCCCTTTCTTACGGTAAGGGTACATCCCCTACCTTGTTACTCCTTGCCTGCTGCAGGCCCATGGAGTTCATATGTGCAGGTATCGCAATACCAATCCTTCTCCTGGTTGAACCAACCACCATCCAGATCGGTACCGCGCACGCTGCAGTTGCTGCACGTGTGGAAGCCTGCGATTACTCGCAGAGCTGCCGCCGTGTAGCTGTGTACGCAGGAATCGCAGATCCAGCCGAGCCCTGCGAGCTCCCATCCGGACTGCGTGTCCTCAGGCCGTGGCCTGCGGCACACTGTGCACATAAAGTGTGGCATCTATTTCACCTCCTTTCTACGGTGAGGGTACATCCCCCATCCACTAACCTTTGTAGCTAGCAACTACTAGCAGGAGATACCAGCCCAGCAGGAATGCTGCCAGGGCCAATGCATCCTTCAACTCATCACCTCCCTTCTACGGGTGAGGGAACATCCCCCACCTCAGTCTTCTAGTCCACCGTTCACGTTATCGCACTGGCACTGATACCAGTCCGTGTTAACGATGTGGCACTCCTCGCACATGACCTACCTCCTTGCGCCATGTCGGCGCACTACACCAGAACCCACCCCCAGCGTGGGGGGGGTTCCCCGCGTGAGCGGGTTTTACGGGATAGGGAACAACCCTATCCCGAAGAGGGAGATTTGGAAAGGGGGGTCCCGTGAGGGCTTTCCAAATCCCCCGTATCGTTGGGGGATTACCCTACCTCCGCACTGGACATACCCATTTGATAAGGAACCTTAATGTTGGTAAACCCTTGACAGGATTGGATATAAATAGAGGGTAATAGATATACCCTCTAATACGGTTTTACGGGTTATAAATAGAAAGTCATACCCTCTTAGAGGGTGGGAGAACATGGCAAAGAAGAACACCAAGATCCAGAAGCAGCTCGAAGAAGGTCTGAAGAACGCCAACCAGGTTGTCGACCAGCAGATCGAAGGTAAGGCTGCGCCCAAGCCAACGACACCTAAGACCCCAGCTGCTGCCGCCCCCTCCGCTCCGGCAGCTGGGGCTACACCTGTTGCTCCAGGCGCCCCAATGTCCGCCGGTCTAGCCGCAGACATGGCCTTCGAGGCAGAGATTGCCAAGATCATCAAGGGCAACCCAGCCTTCGTAGCCAAGTTCCGCGAGATCCGTGACGCTATCGCTGCTGGCGGTGACGTCATGGGCCTCAACCAGCGGATGCTGGACTTCGCCGCCAACATCTCACGCTCCACTGGCGGTAAGGTTCCGCCGGAGGCCGTCCAGGGCTTCCTCACAGAGAAGCTTACCGCTCAGAACAACCCGGCAGTGGTCCAGGCACAAGAGGCCGCCCAAGGAGCACCAAGCCCCGAAATGGCGCCAGGGGTAGTAGAGACACCACCTGCCCAGGAAACTCTCGCCTCCGTGGCTCCTACCCCCCTCCCAGAGGATGCAGGCCCAGCACTTGCCCCCAAGAT